CTTTTTTATTTTAGGAGCTTCAACCTTAGGTTGTTCAACAACCACTGTTTCTTCTGCTACAGGTTCCTCAACCTTAGCTACTTTTTTCTTTGCCATAATATAATATAATAAAAATTAAAAAAAATATAAGGGCGATACAAGACCGCCCTTATAAATAAATAGTCTTACTTCATTAACATAAAGTTGTTTGCACCTTGAGTGATTAAACATCTTTCTGATAAGAAGTGTAACTGCATTGCATCAAGCGCTGATGTAGCAGCTCCAACTGAACCAGTAGTCCAAGTCTTCATTCGTCTATCATCAGTAGCAGAAGCTCTAAATCGAACATGTAAAAATGGTCGCTTTATGCTCTTACCCATAGTTTGATCGTACACAGTAGATACACCAGCTGGAATCATAACACCTCTGATAGCTTCAGCACCAGCAGTGTCATTAATACCACCTCTTGTAGCTTTGTCATTTAAGTATCTAAAGTCAGACTTGTAGAAGTCGTATGAACCTCTTCTAAATCCTGAGAAACCTAAATTTAAAGCCATATCTTCGTCGTTGTCAAATACTCCATAAGAAGTACCACCAGCTCCGTAAGAGTTCATTGAAGCAAGCATATCATCCATTGCTAAACTAGTTGAACGATTAACAAACATCATGTATTCTTCAATAGCACCTTGCTTGTCAAACTCAGCTAATATAGCATCGAACTCAGCTAAATCAGTAGCGGCGTTAACACCAGTAACACCAGTAGTAACATTACCTCTATCTGTAATAGCATCAAATAAACCTTGAGTACCAACGCCGGTGTCACCAGAAGCTCCTAGCGAAGTATCAACCGTTGTTGAGTTACTTCCTCTAACACCTTCTAGCATTGCCATTTCTAAATAGTCGTTAAATCTAGCTCTAGTGTCAGACTCTGCTTTTAAGTACCATAGATAACCTGATTGACCCATTTCAGTTGAAACTTCTACCCAACCAATTCTTGAAGCGTCTGATCCAGATACTTCGTAGTAATCTTTTAATATAATTGGCTTGTTAGTAAAAGTATTAAACTTTGGTTCGTTAGCACCTCTACCGTCTGCCGTACCAGCGATGTTATACTTTTTACCTTTAGCAAATTCAGAACCATAAACTAATATAGTAGTTGAACTGTTTCCATTAGAATTAGAATCTGAAGCTACGTTGGCGTTGTTGTAATCTGCAACAGTAATAACGTCAGAAGAAATACCAGTAACTAAGCACTTGAATACACCGTTGCCATTAGAAATGATAACAGTATCATTTTCTCTAATGCCATGTTGAAGGTTAGTTCCAGAGTTAGCCGATATAGCGTTTGTTGCGTCAGCATCATCACTATTACCATCTATATCTGTTTGTATTGTAACTTGATTTGCACCACTAACTTTACCTTTATAGGATAGGTGTAGTCTACCTTGTTCAGACCAAACGACTTGATCAGCCGTCATGGACTCTTCCGCTCCAACTTGTGATAAGAAACCTGATATAGTTCTCGGTCCGAAAACTTCAGCTTCTTTCTCCATTAGATCGGGTACATATTGTTGACCCCAACCAGCATTCGTGCTAGATGATAGGTCTAAATAATTTGTAGATAACGTTTGCTGCACTGGAGCAGGAACGCTATTCAAATTACTACCTGCATTAATTGCCATAATTTATAATTTTTTTAAGTTAATTTTTCTTTCTAATCTTAAAAGATCTATTTTTTATATCAGAAGAAGATTGACCTAAAACTTTATACTTAACACCCCCAACATTAGTTTCGCCGTGCGTCTTTCTAGGTTCTAAGTTTATATTTTTATCTTTAGCAACTTGGCCTTTAATAGCATCTGCTCTGCCTTGTTCATAAAAATGCTTAGCAATAGCGTCTGCGTTCATAGCCGTGTATAAAGATTTATGATAACCTGCAGCGTCTTCAATAGTTGCTTTATCTTCGCCAACAAACTTATTGACAAAATTATTTAAGTCGCTTTGAGTTTTCTTTACTTTATCAACATCTTTAACATTAAATCTGTATTTTTTATCCCCGACATTGTATTCAAAACCTTTGAAGTCTTGTCCAAAGAAACTATCAGTTTTATTTAAAAATGTTCTCTTGCTTTTTTCAGATAACTTTTTCTGACCTTCTTGATCTTTATTATACTTATGATAGAAATTAATAGCTTCTTGTTGTTCTTGAGTCAACTTTGACCCAGCTTTAATATCTTCATAATACTTAGACTTTTGCCCGTCTAAATAGGCTTTAGCCTCGGCAACTTGCTCTTTGAGGGCTATTTTCTTTTTACGTATGGTTTTCTCATCGTCTAACTCTTCATCAATACCAAACGTATCTTCTAATAAAAAATTTCTTTCTTCGGCTGACAAATGTGATTTAGTACTTCTATAGTATTCATCTAATACATCTGAGTCATCTAATTTAGAAATATCTTTATTTAAATTTACGTAGTCTTCTAAACCACCACCAGTTTCATCCATAAAATCTACAAGCTTTTGTATATTTTCTGGCAAAGGTTTTCCAGTAGCAACAGCTTCTTCAACAGCGTCTTCAACAACTTCTTTAACTTCCTCAATATTATCTTCAGTAACCTCTTGCATTACTGGCTGCTCTACTGTTTCTTCTTTAGTTTCTACGTTTTCTTTTTGTTCTTCTGCAACTTCTTCTTGCTTTGGCTGCGGAGGTGGCGCATCTAAATCTACTTTAATAACGTCTGGATTATCAGCGCTATCAAATTTAGTCTCATCAATAACCTGCTCAACAGCTTCCTCTAAAGGTTGCTCGTTTTCGTTTTCAGTTATTTCTTCAATAACTTCTTTATTTTCTTCTGTCATAATAAAATTTTATAAAATATTAAATATTAGGAAACATTAGCGTCTCCTGTTATAGTATCATTACCTGATGATTCAAAGTTTTTAAGTGAACTACCCTCAGTTCTTTTATCTACCATTTGTTTTTGATGAGCTGCTTGCTTATCTATTCTATCATCTTTTCTACCTTCTCTAGCAACTTCAAGCTGTGTATTAACCTGCTGTTTCATCATTTGTAATTTAGAATCTAATTCAAACTCATAAGCCATTAATTGTTTTTTAGCTTCAACTTCTGCTTGAAGATATCTAGTTTTTAAATTATTTCTAGTTTGTTCTAACTGAGCAGTAGCCGCTATGTTAGCTTGATTCTTTTGAACTTCTGCTTGTGCTGCAACTTGCTGAGCTTGAGCATTTGCTTGAGCTTGAGCTTGTATATTTTGTTGTTGCATAGCTTGGTCTCGAACTTGTTTTCTTTTTCTTTTAACTTTAAGCATTTGATTTGCTAGCTTAACGTTTCTAACATTACGCAAGTCAATAGCGTCATCTAAATCTATAGAACCTTGTTGTAAAGAAACTTGTATATTGTTTTCAAGTATTTGTTTTTCTTCGTCATCAGGCATTAGTTCTATAAATATACCAAAGTCGTATAAGTGTAAGTTTTTCATTTCACTTAACGTTGCTACGTTGTGAGCGCCTAGTGCTCTTATAAAAGCATCTTTAGTTGGTGAATACTCTACTATATCTGCTATACGTAGTGATAAACACTCTGCAACTTCAGCTGTTATGTATAGCATTGATTGTAATATATGTCTTGTTGCTGTATTTGAATTTGCAGCAGCTAATTTTTGAACACCTACTAAAGCATCTCTTGATGGTGTACTAGCATCCCTTGCTTCATTTAATCCGGTTACATCACGTATCATTTGTAAATAATAATTGTAAGTACTAATTAAACTTTGTATCTTACCACTATTAACACCATTATTTATTTGTTGTATTGGCACTTTACCAGGGTTGCCATCACCATCTGATGTAAAGCTTCTACCTATAACACTACCAGTTTGAAAGAACATGTTTAAAGCTTCTTGAGGATTATAGTTTGTTCCATTACCAAGATCAACCTCTGCTAAACCATCAGCGTCTAAGTATACACCATCTGGTACCATACGAGCCATGACTTGTTGTAGCTTTAAATGAGTTAACTGTATCATATCAGCAAAGCTAGTTATTCTACTAACTAAACTTTCTATTCTACCTTCATATAATCTAGGTGCTACTATTTGATAGTTCATTTTAACATTAGAAAAGTCAGAATCAGTTCTCATCATGTTGTCACACATCTTCCATCTTAGTACTTTATCAGATCCTATAACATAAACACCTTCATATAAAGTCTCAATGACTCTTTCTAATTTAGTAAAATCTCCTTGCTTGTCTTCTGGTGGATTAAAAGTATCATCTTTTTCAATAATCTTTTCAGCACCAGTAGCCGTGTTCTTTAATTTATAAACATTGTTCATATGAGTTTTATAATTAAAATATAAAACTTGAACTTTATTTTTATCTCTGTTAGATACGTAATCTAAAGGATAAGAATATTTGTCAACTACTTCTTTTATTTCTTCTTCAGATAAATCTGGAAACTGTTTTACTAACTCATTAATAGGTATTTCTTTAACTTCTCCAACGTAATATATATCATCAAAATATGGTGACTCCGTGTGTGAATAAACTAAATCAGCTGGATCAACGTACTCTACTTTAGCGCCATTACTAAACTCAAATGTAGTTTTAGTTGCGCCTATACCTAAAACAGTTAAGTCGTATAAACACCTTCTTCTAACTAAATCATAATCGCTACCCTCCATTAAAACATTTAAAGCTTGTTCTTCAGCTAGCTCGACTGCTTGTTTATAATCTAACTGCATATGTAGTGCTAGTTCTTCTTCTGAACTTGGCAACATTTCAGGATCGTTTTCTCTCATATCTATATCATACTGCTGTTGAACTATAGCGTCAAAGTTTTTAGCTCTTATATCTCTAAGTATAGACTCCATATACTCTGTACGCTTGCTAACTCCGTGCTCGTCTTGAGAAAAACAATTTATTTGATAGTTTCTTTCAGCCATACCATTAACTACTATATCAACAAACTTTGGTACAATAGGTACTGGCTTCCAGTCTAAATTTAAATAAGACAAATCACCATTAATAGATAACTCGTTTTTATACTTCTGTATTGGCTGTTCACCTCTAGCATATAGTCTTAGTGTATGAAAATTACTTTTATGACTATTGTATTTTGATGTAGTTCCTGAAAACCACTCGTGCCTTATAGCTCTTGCTACTTTTAAACCATACTCTTCGCTTAGCTTTTCTAAATCGCTAACAGCTTGTGATGGAAAATGTATAGAGTGTTCTTGTCTCATATTTTGTTATTAATTATCTTAGATGAAAATCCAGTGTTATTATATTTTGATATGGTTATATTTAGCGGTTGTCTTTTTTGTTTTGGATTTGGTCGGTATAAATGTCTATTACAAGCCATTACAGCTAAACCAGAACTTATTGAGGCGTCATGCTTGGTTCTTCTATTTATATCAAACTTAGACCAATCATTAAGTGTGTTATTAAAATACATAGCACCATAAGTACCGTCTTGCATTAGTCCAACGTGATCATTGATATACATTTCAATAGCTGCTGCATGAGCTTGTTTTATATCTTCACTAGAGTTTGGTATACCACCTACTTCTTTTTCTGCAGTTGATAATTTATTCCAAACCTTATCTGGCCTGTTCATACTAAAAGCTCTATATCCTCTTCTTCTTAAATAATACAATAATCTTGGTTTATTATTTTCAGCAAGCAGCGGCATGCCATAAAACACTAGCGCCATTAAAACATCTTCAAAAAATATTTCAGCTGTTTGTGGTCTTGCTATATATTCTAAGAAAAAAGTATTAGCCGGTGCATCTTCCATTGAAAACTTTGTCAAACCGTGAAGCGCGCCTTTTGAACCTTGTTTATCTACTGTTCCAGATATATCATATGAGTCACAGCCAAACGCTCCCATATGTTCATTACCTGGATATTTTACGCCATTTTTTAATATAACGTTATTTTGTAATTTATTACCTGGCACCCAGCTTATATTAAATCTACCACTAGGATCAGGATTAAAAGTTACTATAGTATCTTTTTTACCATTTAACCATTGAAAATTTCCAGTGGTTACTACTGAAGAACTTCTATTGCCTTCATTATAATCTATTTGCTCGTATATTTTTATAAGATTAAATAAACTATTTTTTGTCTCATCTCTAAATGCATGCTCTTCAGTTCTTGGAAACTGTCTGTAAAATTCGTTTAAAGCATCTTGATCGTCTTTTAAACCATCAGCTTCGTTTTCCCAATGATCTATAACACCATAATCTATTTCTATTCCTTGTGGATCAAGTGCTGGTTTTTTAGGAGTATTGAAAACAGGTTGTCCGTATTCGTCAATGAAGCCTTCGTAATTCCACTCCATAGGAATAAACAAAGAATATAATCCCGACTTAGTTTGTCCGTTTCTATTTCGCTTGGTAACATCTGAATCATTGTATAAGTTTTTAAAGTTATCACCACCCTTTTCTAACGAATTACTAGTGCTACCCATCATACACTTACCAACAACTCTACTACCCAAACGTAAGCAAGTTTTTGTAACTCTCCAGTTATTTTTTATATTATCAGGTCTTTCCCACTTACCGCTTTCATCGTGTACTAGTAAGTTTAGCTTTTCACCATCATAACTATTATCACCTGTATTTTTCCAGTCTATAGTTGTATCAAGCCCTTCAACATCATCCATCTCTTCACGCTCACGTATTTTTTTACGCGTAAACTTTTTAGCTGGCACTCTATATGCAAGTTCGGACTTTGGCCGGTCCATACCGTCCTGTATTGGTTTGAAGAAGAAAGGATAATTTAAACTAATAGGTACCACTTTGTCTGTAAACATTTTCTTTGCATCAGCACCAGTCTTAGATAATATACCAAATCTACTATCACTAGCAAGTGTTGCTAAATTAACAGTTTCAGCTGAACTCATAAATGAAAAGCCTGATCGTCTGTTTTTTAAATAGCACATACCGTAGCATCTACTATCAGCTTTGCAAGCTTCCCAAAATATATAGAATAATCTATTTGCTTCTCTAAAATCAGGAGCGCCTACATCTATTTTACTCCATTGTAAATACATATAGTGCGTGCCTGTTATATAAGTTGATTTACCATTGTTCATAAACCAAAAGCCTTCTTCTCTTCTTTTAAACTCTTCGTCTATATAACCGTAATGCTCTTCTTTAAAATCAAGAGGATAATCTTGCCAGTCAAATACTGTTTTAATTTTTTTAAACTCAAGTTTATCTGCAAAGCGTTTCCACTTCTGCTCTAACTTTACTTGACTACAAGAATATATTTCTTTAGGTTGTTTAGGTAAAGCTATTTGCAAACCTTGTATTTCAATAATATCACCTATCATACCGGTTTTTGATATTACAACAACGTTGTTTTCTTTGTCGTAACCGTGCTTCCACTTCTTACCTTTGTTTAATCTTTTAATAGTATTTAACCTTATTGGCTCTACTATTTTATATAAGCTTTGTTCATACTTCATTTTGACCTACCTTCTGCAAAACCTTTAAATGTAGTTTCTTTTTTTTCTTCAACTTTGCCTTCAAGTATATTCTCTTCTTCGTTTATACGGTTAAGTATTTCAAAAGCATCAAATATAGCTAGCTTTTTTGTAGCTGCTGCATTTTTTAATCTATCAGCTGATATATCATCATCGCTATCAACAATAGGTTCTTTAGCAACCTTAATAAGTTCTTCAACTGCTTTTTGCCCAGCTTGGATTATATTCTTCTTCGTTTCCTTGATATTCATATTTAATTGTAATAAATTTATTCATAACCCTATATAATCTTTCTCCGTTTATAATAAACTCATATTCACTGTTAGGCGTAAATCCAACTAGTGCGTTAATATCAAAAGCACCGTCTGTATATTTTATTACACCAACTAAAGGTTGTTCTATATCACTAGCCAGCTTGTTGTTTGATTTTATAGGCTTAACAAAACTATAACCTGGCATAGCATTATTGTTATATAAAAATATTTGATCTTCAGATACTATGTATGTATCTTCTTGCCAATATGATCTACTATTACGCTCTCTACCTTTTACATCGTGCCATCTTCTAAAAATATTATGATGTACTATTACTTCATCACCTATATTAACAGGTGATTTAAATAATAGTGGAGTAGCGATTACCCTTGCTTTTCTGTTTATATATTGATGATTAAATACTTCTGTGTTAAGTATTAATTCTTTGTCGTCGACTCGTGAAACATTATTATAACGCTCGCCAACAGGAGACACAATAAAATCTTTATAAGCATTCATTAATATTCTAAGTTATACTCAACTGATATAGCCATGTTTTTATTAAAGTCTTTCCAAGGTATAACAACCTTTTCTTTTTTAATATAAACACAGTACTTATCTTCTTCTTCTATTATATCACAAATCTTATGACCGCCGTAAACTTCTTGATCTACAGCATAGTGCATAGAATCATTTTTATAATCCTTACCTATAGTAATTTTTCTGATGATATTATTTTTCATCGCTATTCCAGTTAATAGTTCCGTCTTCTAAATTAACATCGTAAGTGCCATACTCTTTAACTAAAGTATTTTGCATCATCTTAATACCTTTTTGCGCTTCATCTAAATTATGTAATAGCTGATGTTTTTGACTTTCTATTTTACCTATATTAAATTGTATTGCGTTTATAGTATTAACTACTTTTTTTAAATCAGATAAATGTTCATCTGATATTTTCTCAACCTTTGTTTTAAGATCAAGAACTTTTTCTTTTTTTCCCATTTTATTTTATTTTATTTAATTATTCATTTTCTCCTTCTATGTCTATGCCGTACTTTTGAGCATAGTGATAAGCTAAGCCGTTCATAGTATCTGAATCTAAAGTTGAGTTAAACAATATAAACTCGTAAACTTTTCCATCAAAGTGTTTTGCGGCATCTGTGTCATGAAGTATACCCCCAACCGAAACTCCAGCATCAAAACTACCTTCATTTAAAGAAAAAGAAGTAGCCGATCCACTGGAAGCTTCTATGGCGTTGTAGAAAGTCGGTCCTTGTTGATTTAATCCTCTAGCAAAAAACATTTTTGCGATTCCGTAGTCAACACCAGTCGTACCTATTCTAACTTCTATAACTGGATTTTGATCCATAAACTCATCAGCTCCAGAAAGTAAAGAGTCTTGCAGTGGTAGAATTGTAGTCGTGCCACCATGATCAGTTCTTAAAGTTACTTGATCTTCACTACCAGAAGTCTCTCCTCCAGAGCCATCACTTCTTTCTTGCTGCATTGTTACAGCTGTTGTACTACCCGCTACTGCATACTTAGTAGACCAAACTATTTCAGAAGTTCCATCGCTATCATTATCATCAGCGTCTGATACTATTAAGTAGCTATATTGAACTGAGGATATGTTATCAGATTTTAAATTAGTTCCGAGATCATGTGTGCCAAAAGCAGAGTGTTGTTTTGTTAAAATACTTTCAGCAGCCGATGCTGTAAACTGAGCATAGCCATAACCATTAGCTCCACCTGTTTTAAAAGTTGGTCTTCTTGATGCATCAAAAGCTCTACCAAAAACTCCTATTCTAGAAGTAGCTGCTATACCTAAATTATTTTGAGTTGTATATGCCTTATTTAACACTCTACCTATCTTATCATTATTAGCATCAGCAGCTGTAGCAAAACTATCAACCTCTTGAAACATTCCCGCAGTATCTGTAAAATCCCACCAAAGAAGCATTGGTATCTGTAGTGGATCTACTATCGGTGGACTAGTTACGGCACAAGCGTCCCAGCATAGTCCCATTGGTAAACCAAGTGCCATTATATACCTATATAAGCTATTACTCTACCTTCTGACAACTTAAAGCCAGTCCATCTACCGTATATAGTAACACCTCTTGGAAATACTTCACCATCTACAACATCTCCGCCATCAGCATCTATATCTGTTGAGTTACCTGACGAACTAGGAAAGTTTTGCCCATCTGCAGGAACTAAACCTTCTGTGCCAGAATCAAACTTAGTATCTTCTAAAAATGTTATAGCTACAAAAACTTTTGTTATTCTATTTGTATTACCAGCTGGAGTACCATCTGTATCGTTACCACCTATTATTGTTATTGCTTCTGTTCCAGCGGCGTGAATACTACCCATTTGGCCAAAGCCATATTCTGTTATATCTTTATATGCCATTTTATTTATTTTTTATTTTGTTGTTCATTTTTCTTTGACGATCCGCCGAAGAAAAAATCGACTACCGTATTAACTTTAGCGCTCATAGCACCAAATATTGTTGAGATGAAACTAATTTCAAATTCACCTAAGTTTATGTCTTTCATTACAAAAAACTTAAACATCATAAAGCTTAGTCCAAAGTACGCTGCTGTAAATAACGTTGCAAGTATTTTTTGAATAAATGCATCGTCTTTATACATATCACGTGCGCTCTTTCTGTCTTCGACTTCTTTGTTGAAAGCTTCGGTTTCGGCTTCGAGTAATAAACGTCTAAGAGCGAGCTTCGCTTCATCACGCTCTTTGTCTGTTGTAATAACTTTGTCAAGTATTCCTTCTGCATTGTTTACTACCTTGCCGAATAAGCCACCTATAAATTTTCCTATCATCGTTCATTATCTTTTATCATATCATCGATAGACTTATTCATTACCTTATCGGTGTATGATTTGTTATTAAAAAACACAT